AACACCTTCAAGAGCAGCAACATTTGCACCTAAAAGAAAAAAAATGTCTATGGGTGGTATGGTGTGAGAAAAGCAGACAAACAACCACCTAAAACTAAAAAATATTTTCGTTCCACGAAGAGTGGAGCAGGTATGACGAAAGCAGGAGTCGCTCGTTACAGAGCAGAGAATCCTGGTTCTAAATTAAAAACAGCAGTCACAGGTAAAGTTAAACCAGGGAGTAAAGCTGCTAAAAGAAGAAAGTCGTTTTGTGCTAGGAGTGCAGGACAAATGAAAAAGTTTCCAAAAGCCGCTAAAGATCCAAATTCTAGATTAAGACAAGCTAGAAAAAGATGGAGATGTTAAATGCCAAGTTTATCAGAAAAAACTGAAATAGGATTACCCTTAAAAAATTTATTAGGTTTATTAGCCGTGACTGCCACAGCAGTATGGGCCTACTTTGGTATTATTGAAAGACTAAATAATATAGAAACTAGAGCAACTCTATTTGAGTCTGATCTCGTTAAAAATGCAGTTCAAACACCTATTGACCAAGAACAGTTCATGCTTTTAGAGTTTGTATCTGGGCAAGTTGAAGGTATGTCAGAAGATTTAGAAAATATGGCACATAACAAAGTTAATATACAAAGATTACAAACTGATATGGAAAAAGCACTTGAAGATATTGAAGAACTAAAAGATAAAATAAGGGCAGCAAATGGTCACTAAAGTTGTCATAGCATTATTGTTATTTTCACAAGGAACAATGATTGAACATACAATTACTAATGGTGTTAAGGATTGTCTTGAAAAGAAAAGAATTATGCAAAGAAATATGTCTGATTCAGTTCAGATATCTTGCACTAAAGTTGAAGCACAAGTAGAAACAATTAAGGGTGTTGAATTCATAAGATCCATGAGTAAAGTAGATTAATGTTAAAAGCATACTTCTATCTTTTTTGCGCCTTTATATCTTTAGTGTTTATGTATTTATCAATACAAAGTTCATGGTCAGCAGAATGGAATGAAAAGCCAGTAATGTGTGCAAGTCACGATGAGACTTTTATACTAATAGAAGAAAAAGGTGAAAAACTTATGTGGAGTGCTGTGCAGTTTACAAAAGTAAAAGGGCCTGACAATACATATAGAGAACATCCTGAAATGTTAGTTTCAGCTTACTATTTAAATCTAGATACTAGAACGTATACAGTATTAGAATATCACCCTAAGTATCTTGTTTATTGTGTTACAAGTTGGGGAACTGATGTTTTACTTCCACAAGAAATTGATCCTAATACTTACTACAGACCAGATAGAGGTGTTTTCAAATGATTAAATATTTCTTTTTAATTTTATTTTTATTCTCAAAAAATTTTTACGCTGAGACCAATACCGTGTCAAGCACGGTAGTAAACAACACACCTCCAACAGCAAATGCACCGGTTATTGCAAACTCAAATTCTGACATTTGTAAAGTCGGTATTGGCGGAAGTGTGCAAAATAATGTTCTAGGTGTTGCTACAGGAATTTTAGTGGACGACGAGTTGTGTCAAAAATTAAAGTTAAGTCGTTCCATGTATGGTTACGGCATGAAAGTTGCAGCTGTATCTATTCTTTGTCAAGACCCACGTGTCTGGTCTGCAATGACCGATGCCGGGACCCCGTGTCCTGTACGAGGTTTGATCGGTGCCGAGGCAGCCTCTTACTGGGAAAACAATCCATCAGAGATTCCAGACGGAAGTAAATACAAAACTGAATACACACAGGCTGCAAGACCTGTAGAGGGAGAGTTAAGTGATGTCGGTCATATTGCACTTTATAAGACTTTGTTCCTTATTACTACTGGTCTCCTCTTATTCTAAAGCAGATTGCTTAATTGATGAAGCAGGACTTTGTATTCCTGGTGTCACAATTACAGAAGAAACAGAAATTGATGTTACAGAGGAAGACTTAGGCACAGAGATTATTACAACGACAACAACCACTGTCACAACAACCACTGAAACTATTACAAACGAAAACTCAGATAATATATTAGATGGGTCTAACGGATATGTGAATTCTTCAAAAGAGGGTGACATGGATATAGATTGGGGCGGGCAAGGTTCAGCTTCTATGCCAACAGGTAATGCTTGTTATGGTTTAGGTTCAGATAAATGTGCACAGATTACAGGTAGTGGTAATTCAACATCTACCATGGGTGTTGCAGGTATGGGTACTACTTTCATAAATACAATTGATATATCTGATTTAAATATACAAAAAGGTGGAGAAGTAAGATATACAATCGAAGTTGATAAACAAGATGCTCAAGATAGAATATACATGCACGTTTCAGGATTTAACGGAACTACTTCAGTCTTTTCAGGTACTGACATCTTGTCTGAATCTGGAGTATCAACCGGCTATCAGTCTTATAACGGCACTTTCGATTTCAGTGGTGTACTAAATAAAATTATTGTTGAAGTTGGTGGTCGAGATATTAATCTTGCTGTCGGTCCTGTTTTTGATGATGTGACTGTTGATGTATTTTATAATGTAATCAATACAATTATTACACAACACATAACAACTCTAGAGGAGATATACTACCTCAATCTTTTTGATACTGTTGAATTAGAGTTTGTTGAAGAAGTTTTTGAGTTTAATGATATATCTATGGATGAGGGTTTTGTAGAATTTACCCCTATTGAACCAGAACCTGAAGAGATATCTTACGAAAGTGTTGAGTTAGAAATAGACTTTGAAATGAATTTTGATATGGAGTTTGCTCCACCTCCTCCTATGGATTTTGCACCTATTATGGATACTGAGATAGAAATACCTATTAACATTGAAACAGTAGAAGCAGAAATTCAAATGGAATTAGAAGAACTGCCTCCACCTGAAATGGTGGCCTCTGTTGAAGAGGTACCTCCTCCTATGGAGCCCGAGCCTGAAATGATTGAAGTTGAAGACGAAGCTCCTCCTATGGAAGAAATAAAGGAAGAACCTGAAATGGTTGAACCAGAACCAGAGGAACCTAAAGAAGAGCCTAGCGAAGAATCTCAAGAAGAATCACAGGAACCAGAACCAGAAGAACCGCAAACACCACAAAAAGAAGAAGATCAAGAAGAAAAGGTAGAAGAAGAGAAAGCATCGGAGCCTAAAGTATCAGATAAAGAAAAAGCAGCTACAAAAATTGTTAAAAAAATAGACGATAAAGCCAGATACGATGACGCTGCTCAAACAAAAACTTTGATTGTTATGCAGATACTTGGCAATACAAAAACATTCTTTGATACACAATCATTGATACAAGATACAAATGTGACAGAATATTTAAACAAGACAATAGACGATCAATATGGTATGTTGTTTAATATGGCACAAGATAACACAATAAATGATATGATAAACTCACAATGGCAGAAGTCTCAGTAGGCGGCGTATCCTTTAAAGGAGGGAAGATGTTTGCAGTATTACTAGCATTGAGTAGTGCTGTGGGAGCATTGTATGGTGGATTTGAATTTTGGAAAAAATTTCAAGATATGTCTGCTCAAATAGAGGCATATACAGCCCCTGATTTGAGTGGGTTTGATAAGAAAATTGCACTTGTAGAAAGTAATACAAAGGCACAAATGGAAATAGTTTTACAAAAAGTTGATGGTCTTAAAAGTGAGTTAGATATAGTTTTAGAGGAAATAAACCTAATATCACAGGTCTCACGAGAACTCAAAGACGACCTTAAAACGGATTTACGCAATGTTGAGCAAGACGTGCGTCACATCACCGAAATTGTAAATGACGTGGAAGATAGACAAAAAGAAGATGCAAGAGAGCTTCTTGATGAAATGAAATTACTAGAAGAAAGTCTTGACTTAAAGATAGATAAAGCTTTAAATAACCCTTTGAGTGGAATGTCCGCTAAAACAAAATGAGGAGTATATCAATGTGTGATTGTAAAACAGATCAGGACTGTATATGTCGTTTAAGATAGAACTTAAAACTATTCTACCTTATGTTGTTTTAATAGCAACAATTGGTATGACATGGGGTATGTGGTCGGAGAGACTTAATGCAGTGGAAAAGAAAGCTGATAGTGTTGCAGAAATGCAACAAGATATAGCTATTATTAAAAGCAAAATTCTTGATATGGATGATAGAGTTGCATGGATAGAAGAATTTTTAATTAAAACTTCAGATTTTTAATGGCCATATCTAGGGCCCAAGTCTCTAAACAAGTTTCTAAACCACCTCAAAAAAAGAAGTGGTCTATGAAAAGAAAAAGAAAAATTAACTGTAACAACCCTAGAGGTTTTAGTGAAAAAGCACATTGTGCAGGAAGGAAAAAAAGATGAAACAAGCCAAAAAGAAAATAAAAAAAGTAATTAAAGGTTTGAAAAAAGCTTCTAAATTACATGCTGGCCAAGCTAAAACATTGAAAGGAGTCATAGGTGGCGGATCCAAAAACGGGAACGGGAAAAAAGCCTAAAGGCTCTGGAAGAAGATTATATACGGATGAGAATCCTAAAGACACTGTCGGCATTAAATTTGCAACTAAAACTGACGCTAAGAACACGGTTGCGAAAGTTAAAAAGGTTAAGAAACCGTTTGCGAGGAAAATTCAAATCCTTACTGTTGCTGAACAAAGAGCAAAAGTAATGGGTAAAAATGAAATTGCTAGCATTTTTAAAAAAGGAAAAGAAAGTATTAGAAAATCACATAAGACTTAATGAATAGTTGGTAGATCAAATTCGAAATCCACTATAACTGTTAAATCTTCATTTTCTGGTTTTGGGTCGCTCATTCTATAAAAATATACGAAAGGAAAAATAATGGAAGAACTTAATGTAGTATATAAACTACAAAGATATTTAAAACAATCTATTCAGGACTGTACGGATACCATTTTGTCAGGTGTTGACAGCCTTGAAAAATATCAATATCTTATTGGCAAAGTTCAAGGATTTGAACAAACACTACAGGAACTCTCTAACCTGCTAGATAACAAGGAGCAAAACGATGACTAAACACGCACTACAAGAGAAATATAAAGAAGAGGATAAAAAACAAGCAGAAGAAGATAAGAATAAAGTTAGAGCTGAAAATCTATCTAAAGAAGTATTAGAAAAACTACCCAACCCTTCTGGTTGGAGAATATTGGTATTACCTTTCGAACCTAAAGATAAAACTAAAGGTGGTATTATTATAGCTCAAGAATCACTAGACAAGTTACGAATAGCTACTAATTGTGGTTATGTTATAAAGGTTGGACCTTTGGCGTATAAAGATGAAGATAAATTTTATACAGGCCCTTGGTGCAAAAAAGGCGATTGGGTTATTTTTGCTCGATACGCTGGATCACGACTCCCTATTGAAGGTGGAGAAGTGCGATTACTAAATGATGATGAAGTCCTAGGAACAATTAATAATCCTGAAGATATTCTACATCACATATAAACATAGGAGAAAACTATGCCCGAAGAACTAAAAAGAGAAGAACCAATGGTTGACGTTGGTGAAGTAGAGGGAGCAGAAATAGATTTAGATAAAGATAATTCTGCACCAGAACAAAAAGAAGAATTACAAGTTGAAGAAACAACTGATTCGGGAGAAGATACAACACAAGAAACTGAAGAAACAAAAGAAGAAGCACCACAGAAAGAAGAACTTGAACAATATAGCGAAGGTGTAAAAAAGAGAATTGCAAAGCTTACACGTAAAATGCGTGAAGCAGAACGTCAGAAAGAAGAAGCGATTACCTATGCAAAAACAATAGCAGATAGACAAAAAGAACTTCAAGACAGATATCAAAGTTTAGATACAAACTATGTTTCTGAATTTGAAAATAGAGTAAAATCAAATCTTGAAGCAGCTAAAATAAAATTAAAATCAGCTATAGACGCACAGGACGTAGATGCTCAAATAGCAGCTCAAACAGAGATATCTTCTTTGACCATGGATGCTGCAAGATTAAATCAAGTCAAAGCACAAAAACCTACTAGGTCTTTACAGGAGGAAGAAAAACCTGTCGCACAACCACAAGGAGGTTATGCTAATCCAAGTCAATTAAAAGAAGCTGCACAACAAATGGACCCTAAAGCGGAAGCCTGGGCAGCTAAAAACACTTGGTTTGGCACTGATAATGCTATGACTTATACAGCATTTGACATACACAAGAAACTAACTGAGGAAGAAGGATATGATCCTTCTAGTGAAGAGTATTATCAAGAAGTGGATAAAAGGATAAGACTTGAATTTCCTCAAAAATTTGGTACAACAGAAAATACTACACAAGAGAAACCTTCTCAAACTGTAGCTTCAGCCAAACGTCCGGCAATGACAGGACGCCGTAAAACTGTGAAACTCACACCATCACAGGTCGCAATAGCTAAACGATTAGGTGTGCCACTTGAAGAATATGCGAAACAATTAGTCGCGAAGGAGGCATAAGCATATGGAAAACGAAACTAAGATAAATAAAACTTCCCGCGCGAGTCAAACTCGAGTTAAAGAGTCTCGAAAACAAGTTTGGACTCCTCCATCATCTTTAGATGCACCCCCTGCTCCAACAGGATACAGACACCGTTGGATAAGAGCCGAAAGTATGGGCCTAGATGATACTAAAAATATCATGGGTAAAATGAGGTCTGGATGGGAATTAGTGAGAGCTGATGAATATCCAGAAGAAGATTTTCCAACCGTACAAGACGGAAAACATAGTGGGGTAATCGGAGTTGGTGGCCTACTGCTAGCTAGGATACCGGAAGAGATCGCAAAATCTCGAGAAGAATACTTTAAACAACAAGTAGCTGATCGAGAACAAGCAGTTGAAAACGATCTTATGAAGGAGCAGCATAATGCGATGCCGATCAATCAAGATCGACAGAGCCGTGTAACTTTTGGTGGCTCCAAGAAGAACTAATCTTTTAGTTATTCCGAATCATCAATTAAACTAACAAAGGAGTAAAACAAAATGGCAAATCAAGATAGCCCAAATGGTTTGAAACCTGTTGGTAAGATTGGACAAAACGCAG